ATGGAAAGCATACGATTCACAAAGGCGGCGCTTCTTGCTATCGCGCCGGACCCTCTCAGGCGTCTGGAGTTCGCCGATAACGTCGTTCAAGGTTTGCGCCTGCGGGTTACGCCTACGGGGGTTAAGTCTTTCTGTGTGGCACGGTATCGGGATAATAAATTTATACGGGTTACTCTGGGCAAGTTCCCAGAACTGACGGTTGACCAGGCCAGGGAGATGGCAACGGATCATCTCGGGCAACTGGTAAGAACCGGGAAGAACCCGAACGACACCCGCCGCGAAGAAAGGCATAAGGCGGTAACGCTTGAGGATGCTTTCTCGCAATACATCAAATCGCGTGGCGATCGCATTAAAGAGTCAACGACAAAGCAGTATGAGGGGATACTAACCAACTTCTCTGGCGACTGGCTGAAAAAATCCCTGGCCTCAATCGATCGTGAGCTGGTGGAAGGACGGCATAAAGCTATCACTGATGGCGGTGTATGGTTTGGCAGCAAGCCCCAGCGCTCCGGTATAGCCTCTGGTAGTAAAGCCCAAGCCGATTTATGGGCGCGAGTGCTGCGGGCCGTGTATCGGTATGCACACGACCATTACCGGAACGCCGAAGGTGAGCGGTTATTACCCGATCCCCCTACGATGGTACTTAGTAGTAAGCGCAAATGGCACGGCACTACCAGAAAAACAAGCCGCATACGCAATAACGAGCTTTCGCGTTGGCTGGCGTCTGTTGCCACCGTTCGGGATAAATCCACCAGCATTCGGGATGATTTTGCCGTGTCGGTGTGTGATGCGCTGGACGTGGCGTTATTTACCGGGCTGCGCCGTTCCGAGGTGTTTGGGTTGGAATGGAGTCGGGTAAATCTTGGAGGGCGCTATTTTTGGATAGACGAGACAAAGAACGGTGACCCGCTCGAACTGCCAATAACTGACACGCTGCACGCCATATTTCAGCGTCGTAAAGTCTTGCGCCGAGATAAGGAACCGTATGTGTTCAGCGGGGCTAAAGGCGGAGTGATTCAAGAGCCACGGCGGATAATCAGCCTGATAAGTGCGGCAACCGCCCAAGACGGCGTAGAGTCCCCGATTGAATTTACCTGTCACGATGCGCGGCGCACATTCGGCAGCGTGGCGGAGCTGGTGGGGGTTGGGTCTTATATCCTTAAGCGTCTCATGAACCACCGCACATTGCGGAGCGCGGATGTTACTCAGGGATACTTACACTTTTCCGCCGATGAGTTGCAGGAACCGGCCAAAAGGATTGAGCGCGCTATTTTAGAGCATGCAGGATTGATAGCGAAAGCCGGGAATCTGGAAGCGCAGCTAATCGCTGTAATGGGCTCAATGAACGATGAGGAAAAGCGCCGAATGCTGTTTTCTCTTCTGAATGATGCAGATCGAGAGGGCAAGTATGAAAAATGAGTTGCTGCGTATTGATGAGATAATCAGAGAAGCCGCTAAAGGTGTGCTGAGTTTAAACTCATCTTATGGAGATAGCCTTGAATCTGTCGTAAAGGCCATGACAACAGATAGGGAACATTATGAGGATGGACAATGGTTTGAGTTATCTGATGAATATAGTGACGACTACTTACGAGCGCTTAAAGATAATGATCGGGATAAGGCCGCATACCTTATGGAAAGATATGGGGTAAAACTTTCCTCTGATATGGCGATGAAGTTTTCGGCAGCGCTGATTTTGAAGTATCAAGGTTTTAATGCCATGTCACAAAATATCTTTGATGATATTTATGCTGTGTCTCTAAAAGCGCAGGTGTATCCAACAATAGAAAGAATTATTTCGTCAATAGCACTTAACACAAGACAAAAAATTAACGCTAGCAAACCCAGAAACCACCATTATGCGGAAGCAATACGTATAGCAACATTGACATGGAAGAAATATCCAGGCGCAAGTAAAGGCGCTATGTGTAAAAAACTTCGTGTCTATTTCAATAGACAAGTAAGCATTGATAGTTTGGATAAATGGATAAAAGAACAGGGTATCCAGCCACCCAAACCGAAATCGAAAGTACATATCGGCTTCACACTTGTGACTTCTGAGGGGGCATAGCCGGTTACGCCCCCCGCGTAGCCGGTTGTGCAGGATATCCTCTGTGTTTTTTTCGCTCCATAGTTTCATCGTCGTTACCTAACTAACACGGTGAAACACTATGAACGCAGTACCATCCACGAAAGACAAAATGACCCGCCCGGAAGCTGCTGATTACATCGGTATCAGTCCTCGCACCTTGGCGAACTGGCATAGTTCGGGTCGGGTAAAAATCCCCTTCTACAAGGTTGGCCGTAAAAAAACCATCTACATGAAAACCGATCTCGATGCTTACTTGGCATCGGTGCGCCAATCTGCGTGAGGTGAATCATGAAACTGAAAAATACGGCCCCTACTGGCCAGGGGCTTACTCATCCCAAAGAAAGCTACGGCGTTATTAACGGTAATGACTTTGCCGCCCTGGTACCGGTTGTTCAAGGCCAAATCGGCGGGCGTGAAAGTAATATCGTGAGCGCCAAGGCATTGCATAAAGTGCTAGGCGTGGGTCGTGTATTCGCCAGTTGGTTTAATGCGCGAGTAGAAGAGTACGGCTTTATCGATGCGACTGATTATGTCGAGTCTGATCCCTTAGATTTCAGGAATCAAAGTACAACTATTGACCAATTAACACCGGGGCGGGTGTTTAATCCAAAGCGTGGCCGCCCTGAGAAAGACTATCTGATTACCCTGGGCATGGCTAAAGAGCTGGCAATGGTAGAACGCAACGAGCAGGGACGCGCCGTTCGTCGTTACTTCATCCACTGCGAGGAAGAATTACACCGCAGTGCGCCAGAGGTAACCGCCCGGTTCCGCCACCAGCTTAAGGCCCGTATCGGTGCAGCCAACCTGTTTAAGCCAATGTGTGCCGCGCTGGATGCTGCCCGCTCCGAACAGGGCAAGCAGACGCTACAGCACCACTACAACAACGAAAGCAACATGATCGCCAAGATTGTACTAGGTGGGCTGACGGCCAAGCAGTGGGCGCAGGCAAACGGCATTGACGGAGACCCACGCGACAGCATGAGCGCGGAGCAGTTGGATCACCTCGTCTACTTGGAAGGCACCAATATAACGCTGATTGAGTTAGGGCAGGATTACCACCCGCGCAAGGCCGAGCTGGTGCGGTTGTCACAACGCTGGATGGCGAAACGCCTGGGGGCTGACCATGCATAACCAATTTTCCAGCCAGAAAAAAGCCTTTCCCTTGGCTGGCATCCGTTGCCGTGCAGCTGGAGGATCGGCCCCAATAAAAAAAGGCGAGGATTGCGCCCTCGCCCTTTGGTTTCACCTGAACAAAACTCAACTTTCTGGCGTTTCCTGCTTTGCTTTACGGCGCTGCAGTTCCTCACGCGCCACGCTGACCAGTCGGTTAATTTCCTCACTGACAGTAACGCCGATCGTTTCGACTTGCTCCAGAGCATCGAGCGAAGAAAGCAGAGGGTTCTCTGCCGCACCGTCTGTCTGGCGTCTGATTATTTCCCCTTGCATAGCTGAGACAATAAACCCTGCTGTGGATTCGCCGTCACGTTTTAACGTTTCCATATCAGACACCACCTCATGGGGAACTCTGACGGTAAAAAGCTGTGATTTTGCGTTTTTGTTTGCGGCCATTACCAAAACTCCGTTACTTAAGTGTGTTTCAGTATACATAAAAATGAAATACAGAAAAGCCTTGACCTGTGTTTCATATAAAATTAAAGTGAAACACACCTTATCCACAGGTAGAACACAGCAAGACCACAGAATAGCGAAGCCCGGCAGTGTGGGGACACTAACCGGGCCTCTTACCACCAACGTTAACGTAGATAACGAGGCAGCTATGCAAAATCATATCACAGCGCCGCAGCGCTTCACCTTCCTGTTTTTGGCCGTAGTTCGTGCCAATCCACAGGCCTTACCTCACCGCGAGCAGGTAACAGCCACCAGCGAGCACGAAGCCCGTTCTTTTCTGGCTGGTCGCTTCGTCCTGCTGTTCGCTGGCCGTCTGCCTGCAGAGGTGACCCATGATTAATTTATCGATCGGCGACATCAACAGCCTGCAGTTTGAGCCATCAATCCAAGGCCGCATTGTTCTGAATGTGGAGAACGGGCGAGTTAAATCCAATATGCCAGTTCCGCAAGATAATCTGATTGGCCCCCTTGAGCTGTTTTTGCAAATGGCAAAACGTTGCGGAGATGGATTCCAAACTATCGTGGTTCCCACTGGATTTTCGGGAAAAATACTTGTTACAGCGAAAGACGGCATCGCCACCGGTCAGGAACAACTTTCTGAGAAACACCATGTGGCCACAATGACGGCATTCCTTGAAATGGCGCAAATGGCTGGCTTTCAAGTTATCGCACCAGATACCGATCAGTAAGGGGTAAATCATGAAAACTAAATATACCGGACCAGCATCCGGGGGATCCGCTCACCCTGAAATCCGCCCAGGGGATATTTACCGCGATGGCCGAGGCGTCCAAATCACTGTTACGGATTACGCCTACAACCGCGTGACCTATTTACGCGACGGTTATCAGAATCCCTGCATCTGCACGCCTGAGCGGTTCGAGCGTGAATTTAAACGGGTAAGGGGCGAAACGATTACGGAATGGTGCAGCAAAACGCCCGTATCCGAAAAAATAGAAAAGTTGAAAAAGGTTATTCGCGAAAGGAGACAGCACCCGTGATCAACCGTCTGGATTTTATTCGTGAGGTAAAGCGTGCCGCTGATGGCAGTTGGTCAACGTTGCTACCTTCTTGCGGTGTCACCGTGCCGGGGCGTGGCAAGCATGGCGCCTGCCCAATTTGTGGCGGTACCGATCGCTTTCACTTTATTGATGACCACGGTGGCGGTGAATGGCATTGCCGCCAGTGCGACGAACCAAGCCACGGTGATGGCCTCGACCTGATTGCTCGGGCTCATGGCATTACTGTAATGGCGGCCGCCGAGCTGGTGGCCAACCCAGCGGGGGTTTCTTTCCCGGTGGCGGAAACCTTGCCGAATACCACCAGCCAAAATAAAGCCACTGTGGAGGTGGAGCGGCAGCGCCGGGAACTGGAGCGCCAGCAGGCGGAAGCCACTGAACTGGAGCAGAAGCGCCAGCGGTTCAATCGCCGCTATACCGCGTTATGCAATAGCGCCGCGATGGGGGGATCGGCCTACCTTGCGGCTAAAGGGCTGACCGGCTTCACCTTCCCCATTCTGCCTGATGGCCGGTTGCTGGTGGAATTGACCGACGAAAGCGGCGCGGTGACGGCAGCGCAGACCATTACGCCAACCGGCGAAAAGCGGCAGGTGACGGACGGGGCCAAACGTGGCGCATTCCATACCTTGGCAGGCGGGCCAGAGCATCCGCAGGCGGTCATCATTGCCGAAGGACTGGCAACCGCCCTCACTGCTCAACTGATGCGCCCTGATGCGTTGGCCGTAGTTGCCATTGATGCCGGTAACCTGCCTACCGTGGCCGCAACCCTGCGCCGCAGGTATCCCGATGCACAAATCATCATTGCGGCAGATAACGACTGGCACGCGCTGGGTGAGCTGGACGAACACGGCAAACCCAAGGTGAACACCGGCAAGATTGCGGCAGAGAAAACCGCGCAGGCCGTTTCTGGCTGGGTATCTTTGCCACCGACAGAGCATAAAGCCGACTGGGACGACTACCGCCAGCAAAACGGCATAAAGGCCGCAGCGCGGGCATTTAATGATTCGCTCTATCAACCCAAAGCCGCGGGAGAAGAAAAACACGCCGGTAGCCAGCGCGACCCGCTCAGGCCTCATGTAGTCAGCCGAAAAGATGGCGTTTTCTGGATAACGCCGAAGGTGGATAGAGACAGTGGTGAGGTGATCAACTATGAAAGCTGGTTATGTTCACCCCTTGAGGTGATCGGTACCGGCAGGGACGACAAAGACCAATACCTGATTATCCGCTGGCACCCTGCCGGGGAAAAAATACCGACAACCGCCGCCATTCCCCTGGCTGACATTGGAGAGCGTGAGGGCTGGCGCACGTTGAAAGCGGGCGGGGTGAACGTAACCACGAAAACCGCACTCAGGGCAACCCTGGCCGACTGGTTGCAGCGTGGTGGCTCCCGCGATATCTGGCGTGTAGCGCAGGCCACCGGTTGGCAGTGTGGCGCGTACATCATGCCGGACGGGGAAATCATCGGTACACCTGCAAGGCCGGTGCTGTTCAATGGTCGCAGTGCGGCCGCTGCCGGGTACACCGTCAAGGGAACGCCAGAGAGCTGGCGCGACTCGGTGGCACGCCTTGCCCGAGGAAACCCCTCCATGATGGCCGGTATCGGGGCTGCGCTGGCCGCGCCACTCATTGGGCTGGCCGGTGCTGACGGGTTCGGTATCCACTTCTACGAGCAATCCAGCGCCGGTAAGACGACCACCGCCAATATCGCCAGCAGCCTATACGGTGAGCCGGACGCCTTGCGCCTGACGTGGTTTGGTACCGCGCTGGGTATTGCCAACGAAGCCGCCGCGCATAATGACGGCCTGATGCCGCTGGACGAGGTGGGTCAAGGTGCTGATCCGGATAGCGTGGCGAAATCGGCTTACACCCTGTTTAACGGTGTCGGAAAGCTGCAGGGGGCCAAAGAGGGCGGCAACCGTGATTTGAAGCGCTGGCGAACCGTGGCCCTCAGTACCGGGGAAATGGACATTGAAACCTTTATCGCCTCAACAGGCCGCAAGGTGAAGGCGGGCCAGTTGGTGCGCCTGCTGAATATCCCGCTGGAGAAATCGCAGCAACACCACGAAACGGCTAACGGTAAAGCCCACGCTGACGCATTGAAAGACGCCTATCAAAGCCATCACGGGGCCGCTGGGCGTTTCTGGATCAAGTACCTTGCCGACCACCAGCAACAGGCCATTGCCGCCGTCAGGGAGGCGGAGAGCCGTTGGCGTTCGCTGATACCCGCAGATTACGGCGAACAGGTTCACCGTGTGGCGGCCCGGTTTGCGGTACTGGAGGCGGCCCTGTTGTTCGGGCGGTCTGTCACTGGCTGGGATGAACAGGAATGCCGGGACGCAATACAGCACAACTTCAACGCCTGGATCAAAGAGTTCGGCACTGGAAACAAGGAATACCAGCAGATTGTCGAGCAGGCTGAGGCCTTCCTTAACGCCTATGGCTTGAGCCGGTTCGCGCCGTTGCCCTATGACCCACAGAGCCTACCTATTCGTGATTTGGCCGGGTACCGGGACAGAGGCAAGCATGATTGTGATGCCATGGTGTTCTACACGTTCCCGGCTGCGTTCGAGGATGAAATTGCAAAGGGGTTCAACAGCAGGCATTTCGCCAAGGCGCTGGCCGAGTCAGGCATGTTGACGCAACCCACCAGCGGCCGGGGTTATCAGAAGAAATCACCGCGTATCGATGGACGTCAAATCAACGTTTACGTGATCCACCACCTGCCAGAAAACGACCAGGCGGAGGATTAATTTTCTCTACGTGCGAGAAAAACATGTTGGTTCAGTTAGTTCAGTTGGTTCAATTTGTAAAGACGGTTGTTTTTAAAGGTAATTATTTTTTAGAAGTGCCGTTTTTGAACCAACACTGAACCAACAAAGGGGCGTTTTGAACCAACAAAGGGATTTTCCCTGGCTGGGGATGCTGGTGGGGGAAATTGTCATTGCCTGTAAATCCGGTGACGGATAGGGAGAGTGAACACAAAAAAGCGTGATGTATCAGATTTGAAAGTTAGCGAATTTTAACCGTTTTTAATGTCATTTTTAGGAGCAAGTCATGGAATTTGAAATCAATAACCAACAGTACCGCGCCACGAAATTAAACGTTTTCGACCAATTGAAGGTATCCCGCAAGCTGTTACCGGTGCTCTCTGGTTTGCTCGGGGAAATTAAGGTTATCAAGCAGCTAAAAACGGGGCAAATCACGATTGAGGATGCGCTTAAAACAGCGCTTCCCGCTGTCGCGCAGACCCTGTCAGATCTCAGTGAGGAGGACAGTAACGCGATAATTCATCCGTGCTTGTCGGTGGTTCTGCGCCAACAGGGGAATACCTACGCACCGATATTCAGCAACGGCCAACTGATGTTTGATGACATCGATCTCATGGGCATGTTGCAAATCGTGGCGCGTGTCGTGGGGGATTCGTTGGGAAATTTTTTGGGCGAACTCCAAGAGAAAGCACAGGAAGCACCACCAGCGGCCTGACGTTGGAATCCTTACCGGGCGGTGAGGATTACCTCTTACGCCCGGTTGATGCTGGTATGTGCTCGATAGCGGAGCTGAAAAGCGGCGCTGTCGATCTCTTCGATATCGCACTGATGAATGATTATCTCGATGTGAAGGCCGAGAACGAAAGCCGGATTGAGAAATGGAGCCGCGATAATGAGTAATGCAGAAACGATCAAAGATTTCCTGATCTCCCTGGGGTTCGATATAGATTCAGCCGGTGAGCGAAAATTTTCCGCTGTAGTCGCCGGAGTCACTGCCAACGTTCTTAAATTGGGCGCGGTGGTAGAGGGGGCCGCGCTGGCTGTCGTTGGGTTCACCACCCAGATTGCCAGCGGGCTGGACAAGGTGTATTGGGCTTCTCAGCGCACCGGGGCAACCGTTGAGGGGATACGGGGGCTGGGTTATGCCGCATCGCAGATGGGATCAGATGCGGCGGCGGCTCAGAACTCACTGGAGAGCCTCGCGCGATTTATGCGCAGTAGTCCAGGCGCCGAGGGCTTTATAAATCGGCTGGGTGTTCAGACGCGCGGGGCTAATGGCCAGATGCGGGATACCTCGGCGATTTTTACCGCCCTGGGCGATAAGCTTTCAAAAATGCCCACGTATCGCGCAAACCAGTATGCGCAGATGCTTGGCATTGACGAAAACACACTGCTGGCCATGCGTCGAGGTTTTGGGCAGTTCGGCTCTGAATATGCCATGACCGCCAAGAAGATCGGTTTTAACGCCGATATTGCCGCGAAACAATCCAACCGCTTCATGACCTCAATGAGTGCGCTGACAATGACGCTGGGGCAGGCGCGGGACAAGATAGGCTCTAATCTTGCCGGTGGACTGGCTGGCGGCCTTGATACTCTGCGTAAACAACTCCTTGATAATTGGCCCAAGATTGAAGCAGTGGTGATGAAAGTCATTAAGGGCATTCTCTGGATGGCGGAGGTGTTTGGGCGGATGGCATGGCGGGCATCACAGGCTGTAAGTCAGGTGATCGACTGGTGGAAAAAGCTCGATTTGGAATCACGCAAATTGCTTGGCGTATTCGGTGCCATGCTGGTGGGCTGGCGCATGCTGAACAGCGCGTTCCTGATGTCACCAATCGGGCTTATCACTGCCGCCATCCTCACGCTGGCCCTGTTGTACGACGATTACATGACATGGAAAGAGAACGGCAAAAGCCTTATCGACTGGTCGAAATGGGAACCGGGTATCAAAAAAGCCAAAGAGGCGATTATCTGGATCCGTGACAAGCTGCTTGCGCTCAAAGATGCGGCCGGTGGATGGCAAAACACGCTGGAAATTCTGGCGACATTCATGGCGGTCACGTGGGCGGCCAAAATGGTAAAAGCCATCACCTCAGTAACGTCGAGTGTTGGAGGGCTGGCGAGCTCCCTTAAGGGGCTTGGAACTGCCGGGACAATCGGCGCTCTTCTAGCGATAGAAAAATACGTTGCCAAGCCACTGGAGGATAAATACACGTGGCTGAAAGATAACCCGATCACTAATTTTCTGAATAACCTTCCAGGGCTGGATACGGTGGATGAGTGGGGTAAAAAAGTTTTGCCATGGCGTCAGGATGAGCCAGAACCGGAACAACATGCCCAATCCGGTAAACGCCCCAAAGCCACCAAAAACGGCGAGGCATTACTTGGCTGGCTACAACCCAAGCTCACACAACTGGAGGCGCTCTATAACCTGCCTGCCGGTCTGTTGCGTAGTGTGGCGCTGACCGAATCCAGCGGCAACCAGTTTGCCGTGGGGCCAATGACAAAGTACGGACAGGCAAAAGGCCTTTTCCAGTTTATGGAAAAAACCGCCGCCGGGCTGGGCCTGCATGGCAATGACGTGTTCGACCCTGAGAAATCAGCAACGGCGGCCGCTAAATACCTGGCCCAACTGATGCGTATAAACGGCGGTGACCTCGAAAAAACGCTGGCGTCGTATAACTGGGGGATCGGCAACGTGCAGAAGTTCGGCATGGCGTTGATGCCACAGGAAACACGGAACTACATCCCGAAAGTAAAAAGCAACATGCCGGGCAACGGACTAAATCAGCAGACCGTTATCAATATCAGCGGTGTGAGCGACCCCGTTCGCGCAGGTGAGGAAGTGGCAAACCGCCAATACACCGTTAACACCCGACTGACCCAGCAAATCAATAAAGAGGCCTACTGATGGATATTCTCTCGGTTTTATTTTCTCAACAAAAGCGCCGCATAGCTGCGATCGTTCCCAGCGTGGTTATTACAGAAAAGCACAGCGATACGCTGGAAATTACGGAGCACCCTGTCGAGGTTGAGGCCGGGGCGGCTGTTAATGACCATGCGTTCAAGCGTGCGGCAGAGGTCACAATGGAGCTGGGCTTTGCCGGTGGCGGCTCACTGATAGACGGTATCGACACCACCCGGATATTCAATATCGATACCGGACTGTCGTTAGGGACCAGCCCCGAGGATGTGTACAAGGAGCTCCTGGAGCTGCAGGAGAGTCGCAAGCCCTTTGATGTCATTACCGGCAAGCGTTCTTACAAAAACATGTTAATCCGGGCGATCGAGGTCACTACCGACAAAACCAGTGAAAACGTACTGATGTGCGTTCTCACGCTGCGCGAGGTCATTATTTCCCAAACGCAGAGCATCACTGTCGCTGACAAAGAAAATATGCCAATGGGGTTGAATACCGCCCCAGTGCAGGATACCGGAACGAAAACCCTCGTACCGGTTAACGAAAGTGTTATTTCAAAACTCAAAGGCGGATTTGAGGCGCTACTGAATAACTTCACTGGGGGTACTCAATGAATATACGCGAAATACCGTTAACGCCGGTTAACCAGCAATTCACTATCAGCCTGAGTGAGAAGGTCGTCAACATGCGCATTCTGTGGCGTGATGCGGCCGGGTGGGTACTGGATCTGACGGACGAAACCGGGGGCATGATGGCCGCCGGGCTTCCCCTTGTGCCGGGGGCGAACCTGCTCGGCCAGTATCGGCAACTTGGCATTAACGGCATGTTGGTTGTCGCCAGCGATGTCGTTGAAGAGGAATACCCGACGCAAAACAACCTCGGGATCAGCAGCCACTTATATTTCGTTGAGGTGTAGATCATGAGTCAGAACTGGATGCGTCATTTTGAATTACAGCTGGTGGGCAAAAAGGGCGAAGGGATATCACTTTCCGATTTGAAAGTGACCTTTGATATTGAGTGGTTCAATCTCAAATACCCCAGCGTCGCCACCATCACAATTTATAACCTGTCACAGACAACAACCAACCGCATTATGGGGAAGGAGTTTTCACAGGTTCGCATTATTGCGGGTTATGACGGTATTGCCCCGAGCGTTACCGCCGACCAGGTGGGTGTTGCTCGGCGAGTGGACCCGGCCACGGTGGGCCAGCGTAACGGGCAAAACTTCTCACAGATTTACAGCGGTGATATTCGTTTTTCTTCCAACGGGAAAATTAACGGGACGGATTCCTGGGTGAAAATTCAGGTCTGTGATGGCTTTGAGGCGTATATCAAAGCAACAATCAGCTCGACGCTGGCCAAGGGGTACACGGTTGAGGATATCTATAACCAGTTGATCCGATGCCTGGCCCCCTTTGGCATTGTGGCCGGACGTAAACCCCGCTTCCCGCCAACCGTATTCCCCCGCGGGCGGACATTTCACGGCATGGTCAGGGACTACCTGGACGTGGTGGCGCAACAGTGTGGCGCAACATGGCAGCTTGTGAATGGTCGTCTTGATATGATGACGCCGGAAATGATAAGGCATGATGTCATTGTGCTGAACAGCCGTACCGGACTGGTGGGAATGCCATCACAAACCATTGGTGCCGGTGTAGACGTGCGATGCTTAATCAACCCCAATATTCGGGTTAATGGGCTCATTCAGTTGGATCAGGCGTCAGTGAACCGTGCGGCCCTATCCACCAGCGATATACAGACCGCAGGCGGCAGGATCACCACGGTGGACGTTAACGGTAATCAAACCGTTCAGGGAACAGTAAGCCAGCCTGCCAGCATCGCCACTGATGGGGTGTATGTGGTCAGGAGCATTCGCTACACCGGTGATACCCGTGGCACGCCGTGGTACATGGATTTAATGTGTGAGGCGCGTGGTGCGGCTGATTTGACAACTCAAGCAGCAAGGGAGAGAGGATTACTATGAGGCGTTTTATTCCAGCATTAGTGTTATTCATGGCATTGCCATCAATAGCGGCTATTCAGTGTGGTGCTTATCGCCTTACCGGTGATGGGATGACTATTATCAACGGTGAAACAGTCACCTCCCAAAAGATTACATACCTTGGCGCTAAAGGCGATGATACGCAGATTAAAATGGATATGACCCTTATGCCCGCCAGTGATGGCTTCATGTACGGCTTTGAGTTTATCAAGCGTGACGGTAAGGCGTTCCTCAATGTCGAGCTACTCCAAGCCAACAGGGACGCCCCGCGCCTTATTGGCTCATTCGACTGTAAGCGAGTTTCCGATTAGCAGATCACCGGCCGCCGCTGGTGGCCTTGAGGATAATTAAATGCCTTCGATGCAAGATAATTTCGCTTCTATTGAAAATGTGCTGGAGTCCTACCAAAACGAACTGAGCGCAAAAATACGCGTCAGCCTCCCGGGGGTTATTCAGTCATTTGACCCGGAAAACGTTACCTGTGATGTCCAGTTATCAGTAAACGGCGTTGAAAATGGTCAATCGGTGAAACTGCCCTTGCTGGTAGACCTGCCTGTCATTTTCCCGCGTGGGGGCGGCGTTACGCTCACGTTCCCGGTTAAGGCAGGTGACGAGTGCCTGGTTGTGTTTGCAGACCGCTGTATGGATTTCTGGTGGCAGAATGGCGACTCTCAGGAACCGGTTGATAAACGCATGCATGATTTGTCGGATGCGTTCGCTATGGTAGGCCCGCAGTCACAGGCGCAGAAAATCAGCGGCATCAGCACCAGTGCCGCGCAGCTGCGTACCGACGATGGGGCGGCATTTATCGAACTGGATCCAGGTAGCCACGCGGTGAACGTAACCACCACCGGCAAACTGACGGCGAGCGCCCTGGGCGGTACCGAGATTAACTCCCCTGAAATTGTGCTCAACGGCAACGTGACGATCAACGGCAATCTGTCGCAAGGGATGGGAGCTGGCGGAGGAACGGCGACGATGCTGGGGCCGGTGAACGTAACCAACGATGTCACTGCTGGTGGTATCAGCCTGCAGACGCACAAGCATGGCGGTGTAGAAACAGGCAGCGGCAGCACAGGGGGGCCGCAATAAGCACCTGAATGAAACAAAACCCACAGGAAGCCCGCCACCAGCGCGGGTTTTTCTTTTGCCATGTTCTGCTGGCAGGCGTGCGCAAGTGCGCAAATTGCGAATTGCGCATTCAAAAAACTGCGAATTGCGCACGCGGCACCCCAAGAAAGCCCAAGTATTTCGCAATTTTGCGCACATCCGAATTCGCAAAAAAACTGCGAATTAAACTCCGAATTCGGGAATTCGCAAAACAAGCAAGAAAGCCCGGCACGCCTGACGCTGGCGTGTCTGTAACTGCGAATTCAGGGGCGGCTGAACCGCAAAAAAGCGCAAGTTTTCGGATTTTTCAGCGCGGTTAATCGCGGTGTTTCGTGGTTATTGCGCACGGCTGCGCATGGATCCTAACGAATCATAACGTTTGGCCATTCCTCGGCACGGCCAGATGATAAGCTTTGATAAGGTTCGGAGGGTTCCCGCCATAGCGACAAATAGCGACGTTCAAGCCTCCCACCCGCCTGCAAGGCTTCACCTTGGACGGCAACTGTTGGATATCTGCACCAGCGTAGTGGCACCACAGGCCACCAAGGAACGCCACCCCACCGACAGCGTCCGCACCGGCCTACCAGTGGAGGAAGCCAGTACCGCGCCTGTAATGCCCCGTAAGCTCCACTAGCACCCCACCACAAGGCTGCGCAAGCCGGATGTACAGAAATGCTAAGGTGATCGCCGTGATGCACGCTGCAGGGTGATCGGCACTGAACCAACACGAAAACCCCGCTTGTTGGTTCAAAATGGGGTGTTGTCGGTTCACTTTTTGAAAAAAACTTATTTAAAAACAATCATCTTTACAAATTGAACCAACTGAACCGACTGAACCGACATGTTTACGCTTATATATAGCGAATTATCAGGGAAAAAAAGCCCTTTCAAACGGTGGAATGCGGCTTTGCGGGCAGGTGATTACCGGTTGCTCTGTCTGTTGTGGTTTTTAACCCCCTCGATGTGAGGTTGAGCGGTACGCAAAGTGGTACGCAATAACGGTACGCAGGTACGCAAAGACGGTACGCAAAAAATGGAGTGCGTACCAAGCGAGGCCCCTTCACTGCTGGCTATGGCGAAAAGTACGCACCAAGGCCGCGAACGATTCACCGCCAGATACGAAACCGATACGCGGATTGCGTACCACTGCCCGAAGCGTTCCGGCTCGAGCTGGCGCTTAAGTTTCCACTCCACAAAAAGTTTCCACTGGAAAGTTTCCACACCAACGGAAACTGGAAACCAAGGTGGAAACCTCAAAAAATCCAGCAAGAAGCCCGCTACGCCTGGTAAGAGCGAACCCGCAACTACGGATTCAGTGGAAAGCGAACCGACGGAAAGCGTGGGTATTCTAAAACCCGACCATTATGGACGGTCGGAAAACGCGGGCATTCACGCCATCCAGGGTAAAATTAGACAAAGCCGCTGGAAGGGTGCGAAAAATGAAAAAATCGAACCAACAATCAAGATCGGGCTGGGGTGGAAAGCGTGCAGGTGCAGGCGCCCCATTGGGCAACACCAATGCCGTGAAGCATGGCGAACGGAGCAGGCAGGCATTCTTTACTTTGGCCGGTGCTGAAAATTCCCCTCCGTTGGTTTCCCTCCGTGCCAGTAACCTGGCCATTGCCGAGCGTGCGGGGGAATTGTTACGCATTGAGCCACACCCCCACACTGAGGCATGGCGCGAACTGATGCTGTTGGACGGCATCATGTGGCAGCATACCCGGCGCATGTTCAGTATTGAGTTGGAGGCGGTACGGTCAAAACTACGCCTTGCGAAAGCGACCAGGCGCTCAGGTGGTAAGAAATAGTGAGGTTCTGCCACCAGCCGCGCATATGGCCTTAAGCGCCTGGCTGGTTCGCATTGAGGTTCGCACCGAAACAGTGGTGTTTTTAGTGCGAACCTTGATGCGTGGATCTTGCCCCACACCGAAATTTTATCCGGTAAAATGACCATGGCCACGGCGGGCCGATAATCAAAAAATCTGAGAGGTGGCACTAATGCGAAATAATCAGCGGAAAAAGACCACGACGAATACAGCAACGATCACCGGCACAATCACCCACGCACCCAGGCGCATAAAGACACAAACGGGCCGAATTATGGCGGCCGCCACAGTGCTGGTGGAGTCAGATAAGCGTAGCCCGTACCCGATGCAGGTAATCGGGTTTGACCTGCTGGCGCTGGAGTTGATGATCCACCAGAAGGGAGAGCGGTTAACGGTGACCGGCGCGGCTGGTTATCACAACGGCTACCAGATAACTGCGCGTGAGGTAATCAGCTAACAACCGGCCTACCAATGGATAAAGCAGACGGGTCGCTCAAATATATGGCGTTGCGTTAAAGAGAAATATTATTTTCAATTAAGAAATCAGATAGATGCATGCCCATGCCGTTAGCTATTTCCTCATAGTACTGAGTAAGCACAGCCTTACGGATCTCACTATCAGGCTCCATCATGTTGAGTACCGTTACAACGTTATTGTCACCCAGCGCTCTAAGATTCTTAACGAAAGCCTCAGTGATTTGTTCTTGGCAAAGTTCATCCACCGACATGCCGATGTGGTGTGCATGTGATGTTGCATCACGTTCTATCGTGCGTACTAGATTAGGATTTTCATCAATGAACCGCTGACGAGCAGCAGCAAAATATTCTTGGCGAGTTTTCAT